GATCTTTCCATTGGGAGGCGTCGGCGGTCCATTACTTCCCGCTTGGCAACCTGCTGATGGAAAAGCTCAAAGCGAGCTACGCGGCCAAAGCCGGGCAGGTCGAGCCGTTGCGCGATTACGTCCAGAAACGGCGCGCGCTGGCGTGGGACGAGTCTCCGACAGACAACGAGAGCGACCTCAACTTTGACAGGATGAAAGGCGCATATTTGAAGGGCGACAAGTTCGAGGGCGAGATTGCGCGCTTCCTGACGATTGACAACCAAGCCGGGCGAGCGAGCAAAGGCGAAGGCGCGCATCGCTGGTATGTGTGCCGGGCATACGGGGAAAAGGAGGCGAGGATCATTGACGAGGGGCGGATCACGACTTGGGAGGAATTGGAGGAACGGCGGATTGCGCTTGGCGTTGAGCCGGGAAGGACGCTGGTTGACGTCGCGTTTGACACGCTGGCCGTTCAGGAGGTGATCGTGCGCTACGGATGGACCGGGCTTTGGGGCGACAATACGAACCGCCGAGACTTCCCACATCACGAAATGGCAAACGGCCAGCGCATCACGCGCAAATATCCGTTCAGCCCTGTCAACGTAGGGCACGTCGGCATCGGCACCGACAAAACGCGGCGGCAGGCGCGTTACTTTTTCTGGTGTCAGCAGCCGATCAAATCCATGTATCACCGGCTCAGGTCCGGACTCGCCACCTACCGATTCACCATTCCGCAGGACGTTTCGAGCGATTACCAAAAGCAGACTTCCGTGGAGTTTAAGCGGCAGGAGGTCAACCGGGACGGCTCGAAAAAGTGGACGTGGACGGTGATGAAAAGCCGTGCGAATCATCTACTCGACTGCGATCAAATGAATCTCGTTGCGGCTCTGCTCGATTCCCGGCTTCGCGCCGTGCTGTTCACGACTGAGGCGGAAGCGCCGGAGAAAGAGGAAGCGGAAAAGTAGCTGTTGCGCGAATGTTTAGCGTCTGCTAAACGTAGCGGCGTGAAAAAACTCAATGCAACCATCGCGGCGCGCGTTTCGCAGGAGACGCGCGACAAACTGACCAAAAAAGCGGCCAAGCGAAAAATTCGCCTGACCGATATTGCCCGCGAGGCGCTGGAAAAGGCCGCGCAATGAAACTGCATGTCTTTCAGGATCGTGTGTGTGATGAGTTTTTCGCCAGTCTTGGCGAGCACAGGCGCATTGTCGTGGCCTGCCCGACAGGATCGGGAAAAACCGTCATCGCCATGCACGGAATCCTGCGCCATCTTCCCGCCCCAGTCCTGTGGGTGACGCATCGGCGCGAATTGCTGAAACAGGCCGAACGCCACAAAATGCCCGTCAATGTGCAGATGGTTGGATCGTTTTCAGGCGGCGATTTCAAGTCGGTAATCATTGACGAAGGGCACCATTGTTCTGCCGCGCAGTATCAGCAAATCTTTCGCGCGCTCCCAAAAGCCATCGTGGTCGCCCTGACAGCAACTCCCTATCGACTGGACGGAGTTGGCCTTGGCTCTTGCGGCTTTACCAAGATCATCAACGGGCCGGACACGCTGGAGCTAACCAAACTCCGCGTCCTTTGCCCCGCTGTCACTTTTGTTCCGGGAAGCGAATCCACTTCTTCATGGGCAGCGTCCGACTGTGCAAAACTAATCGCCGCAAGACGGTTCAAAAAAGCCATTGTCTATTGCCGGACAGTGGAGGACGCAGTTAATACTTCCTCCGCGCTGATTAAGCTTGGTGTTCGATCATCGGTAATTCATGGAGAAACAAAGGAACAGCACCGGGAGGACATCGAGGAGTCCTTTAGGAACGGAAAAACCAAAGTTCTTTGCAATCATACCATTTTTACCGAAGGCTACGATCTGCCGGAAGTGGACATGATTGTTCTTAATCGCCACACCCAAAGCAGATGCCTGTGGAAGCAGATGACTGGGCGCGGACTTCGCCGCAGCCACGGAAAGACCCGTTGCATCATACTTGACCTTGCTGGAAACGGAGTGACGCACGGAAGCATTTATGACATGGAGATTTACGGTCTGGACGGAAGCGTGGAAAAAGTGGAACAGCGTGAATTGCCCGAATCATCAGAACGTGATGAAGCCGAATATGAATACAACGCAGCCGAAAAACTAAAACTATGGAAACCACAACCGAAACCAATCAGCATAATCGAGAGCTTACACCGTCTGAAATCAAAATCGCCATTGCTCAAATTGACGACCGCCTGATACGTGTAGCCAAAGCTCAAACGGAGCTTATGGACACAGATGACTACGGGGACGATGATGCAGGAAAAGACCATAGAGCAAGCTTGCGGGAAAAATACGACATTCCAGTGGGCGTGCATCTTTTTTGTAATGCGGACAGCGCGCTTTCAACCAAGGAGGTCTCGACATGCAGGCGTCACATCAACGCATTTGTTCGCGGCAAAATGACGGACAATCAGTTCAGCGATTTGTATTTCTTTTTTGAAGAATTTGCAGAGTGCGATTACGGATGGGTGTTGCTTGAAAAGCCGATGTTCAATTATCAAGCAATAAACGGATGGACAGAAACAATAAAGGAAGACCATATTGATTCAATCGTGGTCGAATTAAAATCAATCGCTACAAGATCAAAGTCGAAGTCAGGAAAACTTCCGCACCTGTCAGGAGATTGGTGCGACGAATGAAAAACCCCAAGGGCGGCACTGGAAACGGTGCCGCCCTTAGCTTTGCCTGCATCTTCTCACTTCTGAGAAAATAGCGTTGCAAAACTGAGAATCCTGCTCTACAAAGGGCAGGAATGAAAGGAACGCTCGTCGGATTGACCGGCACCGAACTCGGAACGCTACGCTCTAGCGCGCTGGCGTGCATCATCGCGGGCACGGTGCGCGGAACGTCGTATTCCATTGCCGGGAGGACGTTTAGCTTCCCCACTCTAGAGGCCGCGCAAGACCTGCTTTCCGAGTGCAACTACGCGCTCGGGCTGCTCAACGGCACGCGGTCAATGAACGTCCGCGCAAACTTCAACCCCGGCCTTGGGCGCGGCACCGCGTAAATGGAAACGCCTCCGTTCAAACCCACGATCCTCGACCGCGCGATTTCGGCAATCTCGCCCGTCGCCGGGATGCGCCGCCTCGCCGCCCGGCAGGTGCTTCACCAATTTTCCTACGACGGCGCGCGGGCGACCACGAAGCGAGCGCAAGCGCCGGCACAAATCGCGCCCAACTCTTTTAGCGTTCAACGCGACCGGCTCCAACTTCTCCGCGAGGCCACCGACCTCGAAAACAACTTTGCACCCGCAAAAACCCTCAACCGGAAATACGCAATGTATGTGGCCCCGCAAGGCTACCACGCGCAAACCGGGGACTCTCAGCTCGACACGGACGTTGAACACTACCTGAACCAAATATGGTTTCCAAACGCCGACGTTGCCGGTCGAGCTGACTTTTTCCGGCTGCTGGAATTTGGCGTAATCGGGATGAATCGCGGAGGCGATTACGGCTGGGCCTTCATGCGTCCAGGATTCGAGGAAGGGATGAGCATTGACGACGCGGCCAAGCTGCCGTTTGCGATTCAGCCGGTGGAAAGCGACCGCATCGGCGGCGTGTATCAGAACGTCGTCAGTGAGGATTACGTGAGCGGCATCATCATCGGCGAGGACGGTGCAAAGGTAGGCTATCGCGTATTCCGGCGCGGGATGGCCGCAGGTCAATACATGGACCCGGTGGACGTGCCAGCCTCGCAATTCGTCCACTACCTAGACCCGATGCTGGTGGATATGTATCGAGGCGTTTCCAAGCTGGACGCCGCGTGCGCGAATCTCCGCGATCTCTACGAGATGATCGACCTGACCAAGGGCAAGGCAAAGCTCGCCGCCGCGTTGACCGTGTTCACCAACAGCATCGGCGCGACCGCAGGGACCGGCGCGATGGACGGATACGCCAGCCAAGTGTTCGACAATCAGCAAAGCGGATTGCAGCAGGATATTCTTTACGGGCAGATCAACCATTTGACCGCTGGCAGCGAAATCAAATTCCCGTCCAACGAATCGCCCGGCACCAGCGATCAATACCTGATGACGATGCTCCTAAAGCTCGTCGCGATGAGCTACAATTTGCCGTTCTCATTCGCCCTAGATGCCACCGCGCTGGGCGGCGTTTCATCGCGGCTCGAAAGTGAGCAGGCCAAGGCGGAGTTTGAGCGCGGGCAAAAGGTTCTCGCGCCGCACGCGCACCGCATCAAAAACGCCGCGCTCATTGACGCCATCGGCAAAGGCTATTTCCCGGCCAGCGTTGCGGACAAAATCGGCAGAGGTCGGTGGAGCTATCGCCCGCATCCGCAGCCGGACATCGGCAAGGAAGCCAACGCGGCCATGAACCTGTATCAAAACGGGCTGCTCAACCCGATGCAGTATTGGACCGACGACGCGCAAGACCCCGAG